TCCACCAATGCCACCGCCTCCACCAATGCCACCTCTACCACCAATGCCACCGCCTCCACCAATGCCATCGCCTCCACCAATGCCACCGCCTCCACCAATGCCACCGCCTCCACCAATGCCACCGATTTCATCTTCTTTACTACCCCTGCCAGCTTTTCGTAGACCTTGTGCTGCTATTGTTCCTCTACCAGTTCCTCTCGACACACCTTCTTCTATTGCACCAGCACTTTGTTCTGTTGATTCTTTAATTTGTTCTTTTCTTCCCATCATCTCGCCCAAGAAACCACCTATAACAGGAATTTTTTCAACTAATGTTTTTGGAATACTTCCAATATATTTACTTACTTTACTTTTTAATAATCCTTTCCATCCTGCTTTTTTCTTTAAAGATTCTTTGACAGGACCAATAATTTCTTTTATTAGTTTTGCAACCTCCGAATCTTTAGCATCAATTGCTATTTTTTCTAAATACAGTAATTGACCTAATAATTGTGGAGCATTTTCTTCTGTTGCTTTTAGACTAGCATTTGCTATATCTACTGCTTGTTCTACTAATCTAGTTGCTGTGTCTCCTTCTAATCCATCTTCAAATAACTTTGGATTCTTTGCTACAAAATCAATAGCTTTATCTGTGACTCCTTTATTATCTTTATTTCCAAGCACAAATTTTGTTAATTCTTTATCTTTGCCTTTGGCGCCCTGTTCTAGAATCGCTGTAGATAAAGGAGTTGCTCGCATTAAATCTGCTACAGGTTTCCCTCCTCTATCTTTTATATTCTTTTTTGCAGCATCTGCACGATCTCTCGCCACAGATGGTCCACCCGCCGCAGATTTTTCTTCTTTTGTTCTTATTGCTTTAGATATGGCTGCAGTATTTGTTGCTTTTTCTGCTGTTTGTTTTTCGCTTCCAGCTTTTAAAGCAATTTGATATGCGTCCTCTTCTAGTGGCAGAGGAGTTTCTTTTTTCTTTGGTTTTGCTTTCTTTTGCTCTTTTCTCTCTTTTTCGTTTATTTTAGATATTTCTTTAAGTTGTTTTGCAAGAGTTTCTTCTCTCCAATTTGTAAGAGCTTCTTCGTGTGCTTCAGGCCAAGACATCCCTCCCGTATCGGCATGTTGCTTTATTTCTTTTATTAATTTTGTTCTATCTCTTCCCTTTGGAACACCTGAAGATTCTAAAAAATCATCAGTTAATTTTTTTCTTGCTGATTCTAATCCTTTGTTTATCTTTTTCTTTGCCATTGTTGATTCCGATTTTGCTCTTTTGCTTTTTCATCATTTAAGTGCTTTATCAACAATGATATGTATATTTCACGCTCCCAAGGAATTAAATTTTCCACCTCTTCCAAAGAGTATCCGTGATATTGCATTAAACTGAAATTTAAGTTAAAATATGCGGATAGATCATTATGGCAGAGGCTTATTGAAAAAAATCAGTAATTGAACTCAATTCTACTTTTACCTTTTCTTTGCATTTAGGGCAATCGTATATAAAGGTGTAGTTTAATTCAGGAGTACTTTTTATGAAATCTAAAATTTTCAAAAATTGATCTGGAAGAAGATTGTCTATTAATTCTGTAATTTCTTTGGTATCTACATCTTTTCGTGTATAGATTTGATCTTTAAGAATTATAGATTCAATACAACTTTCTACAAGAGAAAAGGCAACTTCGACCTCTCCATCTTGTATACCAGCGTCGTGTATGGATGGATATCTCATAACAAGACTCAAGTCATCTGATATGATAATAGTAGGATCTATTGTATCCTTTTCTGATTTTTTCATCTCGATAGAGTCAAGTTTTATTTTAATTGTTGTTTCTGTTTGACAGGAGGAACACTTGACTTGTGGTTTTACTTCTTCACCAATTGATTTGGCTCTAATTTGAAGAAATGCATATTCTGCTTCTGCAACACCTAGTTTTCTAGTATCTAGTACTGAGTTTGTGCAAGCAAATACCACATTCCGTAAAGCATCAGCAATCTGCCTTGGATTTTTAGACTGTAATGCAATAAGTAAAACTTTTTCTTCTCGAACAACGAATGGTCTAAACGAAACAACAGTTCCTGTTACCGGAAGTGTCATTGTGTAAGATGGAAGAGAGGCGGCGATTAGGTTTAATTTACCCATAATGTAATCCTTTCAAGATTAGTTAGAAATCAGTTCAATCTATTTATATAATTTTTATATTAGATACTTGGAATATTTAGGTGGGTATACGAGATCATCTTCTGTTAAATCTGCTAAATTTCTTCCTGGATACAAAGGAACTCTAGGAGGAGGTGGTGGTTCCTCTATTCTTTGCAAAGGAGCGAGAATTCCTCTATCATTGACTCCTTGTATAAATCGGCCTTCTTTTACTGTATATTTTCTAAAATGAAAAGTTACTTCTTGTTTAATAATTTCATCGTTTTTATCGTAACCAAGAGATATATCTCCTATAGACTTTGGATATACTTCTTCTAGTTCAGATACAAATACCATTCTATTAGTTCTATCCAACAATACTATTGCCATTTTTGAAATATATTTGTCGTAATAGTTGAATTTATAATTAGTAGGATTTGATATAAAATTTAACCATCCTTCAAAAAAATGTCGTTCAGATAGATTTGCAGAAACTATAAAACTAATACTTATCTCTCCGCTGTATATTTGTTCGTATGGAAAATTTCTTGCAGGTCCATAAAATCTGTAAGGGGTCGTGGATAGAGCTCTTCCTGGAATAGTAACACTCTCTGCTCGTAATTCTAAATTACGAATATTATCAAGACTTCCTTCAATACCCATAAAATCAGAGGGAAGATAGAATTGAACTTCATAACGATTAGAAAATGCAACACCATTCCCTAAAATAGAACTCATCATATTATTAATATTAGAATCGGTCATTTCTTTTCCTTTGTTTTTTGTGGTTTTGGTGCTTTGAAAATATCACTCCATGAGTCTAGGTAAATTAAACTTTTTTTACCTTTCATAAAGTATCCTAAATCTTTTTCAACTAATAGTTTCCAAAATTGGTATGGAATTGCTATTGGTGGTTTTTGAAGTCCTGACCATCTGTATTGTCTGTAGCACGGAGCAAAAAATCTAAGCATTGTTTTAGATCTTTTTAGTTTTTCGTAATTTATCTGTGTTCTGTTTGTTTCAATTTTATATCCTGGTATTATAGGTAGTAATTTTTCTATGGTATCAAACAACATCATTCTCATATCGGGACTTAGATAGTGAAGATTGATTCCTTGGAATCCTCCTCTGTGTGATTCTGTTACAAAAATAAGAGGAAATATATCATAATAGTTTTTTGATTTTCTTTCAAGGAATTTCTTGTCAACTGGAATATATTTAAAAAACAGAAGTTGTCCATTAAGTAATCTTTTTGGACGAGATAGCATAGAGGATTCTTGTAAGAACTCACTTATATCAATATAATTTTTAGTAGTTCCTCCCAATCCTCCAATTCCATCTTCTATTGTTGCAGATAATTTATCTTCTCTCCATACATTGATTGCTTTAGTTTGTGCTTCTGTTAAAGATAGTCTATCTTTAGTAAGATATTCATTTATTTTAGATTTTATTTGTTCCTTTTCTACTTTATCCGTAATATCATATTTTTTGAGAAATGCTTCGTTAGATTTTTCGTTTGTTTTATTTACAGGTATCTTACTTTTCATTTGGTTTTACGAAATAAATCGTCCTCTGTAAGTATCTTAAACTCCCATCCTCTGGTTTTAGATACTTCGCTTGCGGCCGCCCATTTTGCCGTATTTTTGATCCAAGTTTGTACTTCAGAAATATACCCACGAGTTACTTTTTTCTTTCTCTTTGGTTCAACACATTGTTTTTTTGGTTTTATCTCTATCAGAAGGGTTTTGATCCCCTCTGCTGTCTTCATTTCTACGATAAAATCCACATAATACCTATGTTGTTTCCTGTCAAGAGGATTCATATAGGGCACAACCACTTCTTCAGATCCCCATCGAATCACATTTCCGCTAGAATCGCAGAATTTCATAAACTTTCTTTCCCATAAACTTCTATACATAATCTTTATAGGGTTTCCTATGTACTTGGTTGGATTTTGCGGTTTGAAGAATCCTCGATACGCCATATAAATATATGTAGTAGAAATTAGTCAGAAATAATAAAAATGCCAATAAACAAACCAATTATCGCTACTACTAGACCAACAGGAATGTCTACAAATGATCCTTTGAAAGATAATCAAGAGGATAATGTGATTAAAGCATTAGAGGGATTTGTTTCTCTTAAAAAAGGATCACGAAAGAAACCAAGTGTTCTTAAATTTCCAACTGAATTGGGATCACAGGAGATTCCACATGTAATGCAATTTAAAATATTTTGGAGATTTGAAAGAAAAGATTTAACAGATGCAAAGCGAGTAAAGAAAGAAGAAGATTCTAAAATACAAATTGCTAAAAGAACTTTAAGTGTGGTTGATGATTTTATGACTGGTAAAATAACAATTACCACAAATGCAGCAATTGCCAACGCAGCAGATCCTGTAACAAATGTGACAGATCTTGTAAAATTAAAACAGACTTTAGAACAAACAATAAGTTCTTCACAGGAAAAACTTGGAACTATTCAATCAGAGATTGATAGTGGAAGTGGGTTTAGTCCATTGAGTCAATTAGAGGGAACACAACACACGATAGCAAGACAAGCAAGTGATATTGAAGAGAGCGCTGTATTGGCAGCTCAGATTGTTGGAGGTGCCGCAGCGCAAACTGCTGCGGGAGTTCTCACAGGAGGAGCAACAGAAGTAGCAAACACAATTAATGCATTTGAAGGAAAACCTCCTATAACAAAACCATTGACAGATTGGGCATCATCAAATGCAGGAGTTTTGCTGTCGGGTGTGGCAGATGTTGCAATGAATCTTCCGCAGTATGATCAAATGGTTTCCATATATCTTCCTATTTGTACTTCTATAAATGGGGATGATACATTTAATTATGAAGAAAAGGATATGAAAGAATTAAAAGGAATATTAGATGGTATGGGTAGTCCTGTAGATGCAGTTGCTCAAGGAGGAAGTGCCTTGCTTGATAGTGCAGCGGGTAATAAATTTTCTGATGCCAAACAAGCATTTCGGGGAACAGTAATGAATCCTCGTTTAGAAAAAATGTTTAAAAGTAAGGGATTTAGAAGTTTTAATTTTGCTTGGGATATGTATCCTAAAAATCAGGAAGAATCTAAAATGATTAATGATATTATCGAAACATTTAGATATCATTCTAGTCCATCTCTTGCAGAAGAAATTATAGGAACAAAAGAATCTTCTACAGAAATAATGTTAAGAGTTCCCGCGGAATTCACAGTAAGATTCTTGTCTACAAATCCAGATCGAAGTGTAAATGGATTTGTAGAAAATGAATTTATTCCTAAAATTGCTCGATGCGCTCTTACTAGTATTGCTGTTAATAGAACACCACAATCTTTATTTTCTACTTTCGAAGATAATTCTCCTGTTGGGGTCAGTATAACATTAACTTTTGACGAGATTAGCGTTATTCTTCGTCAAGATATAGAAAAAGGATATTAATGTATTTCTCTAATTTTCCCACTTTAGGTTATCCAATATATGTTGGTGAATCTCTTCAATATATTTTATGCAGAAATATAATTCGTAGATGCGCTCTGTCTCAAGAATTGAAAAAAAGTAATGGAATTTTTATTGAATATAGTATTAAAGATGGAGAAACGCCCGAGCATATTGCTGAACGAATTTACGGAGATCCAGAACTACATTGGATTATACTTCTTACCAACAACATAATAGATCCATATCATGATTGGTATAAATCTGGAATAGTTCTTGAAAGATATATTCAATCCAAATATAAAGGATATTCTATATTTTTTACTAATACATCAGGAGTAAATTCTTCTATTTTTTATTCTTCTGATATACAGAAGGGCATTACACTTACGCAAGGAAGTATTTCTAATCTAGTAGAAGATTATGAACCACAATTATGTAAAATAACTACAAAGGGATCTGGTTTTGTTTCAGGATCAGCAACATTACAAGTATCTGGTGGAATCACATATGGAATAGAAATAAGAAGATCAATTCAATCATATCGTGCAGTAAATTATTTTAAAGTAGATCGTCCAATTAATGATATCGGTTCGCAGGAAAGTATAACAGTAGATCCATTTTCAGAAAATACAGGAAAGTATCATGAAACAAGTGCAGGAGAAAGTTATATTGGAAATGATATATCGTTATTTAATTCCACATACATTGGAAGATATATGGGAGTAAGTGGAGCTTATTTGGACACATATTCTGTTTCTAATTATGATTACGAAACAAATAAAAATGAACAAAAAAGAACAATAAAAATTCTTCATCCTCAATATAAAGAAAAAGCAATAAAAGAACTAGAAAGTTTATTGAGAGTATAATATGCCAAACGAAAGTGGTTCGGATATTATGAAGGTTGGTGACTATAAGTTAATAAAATTAACTATACAATCACTTATAACAAATTCCCGTGTTGATATATCTCGCCTGTTTAAATCCATCGAAATATACGAAGATATGTTTGCACCATATCTATCAGCAAAATTGTATATAGAGGATGGTCTTAATTGGCCTGAAAAATTACCAATAACAGGACAAGAAAGAGTAGAGTTGATTTTTAAAACAGATGTAGACGACATAGAACCAACCTCTTTGGTGTTTAGAGTTTATAGATTAGATTCTCAAGAAATAGACGACAGAGGAGAGTCACAAACATATACTCTCCATCTTATTACTGAGGGAGCATATTTAAATTATTCACAACAATGTGGATATGCTGTAGCAGGAACATCTTCTGATATTGTTAGAAAAATTTTTACGAAGCATTTTCCTAATTCTGTTTGGTCTAAAAAACTTCAAATAGAAGACACTACTGATAATTATTCTTTTGTACTTCCAAAGTCTTATACTCCATTCAAAGCAATAAATTGGTTGAGTTCAAAAGCAATAAATAAAACTGGAAAACAATATAGTCCATATTTTTTCTACGAAACACTAGATGGATATTGTTTCAAAAGTCTTTTTCATATCATTAAAGAAGGACTACAAGACATTCTTCCATATTTTTATACAAGTCCAAATATCCCTACATCTGCAACTACTTCTCCGTATTATACTATTCTTCCTGCTGGTCATCACAGAATACAAAAATTAAAAGAAGTAGATCGTTTTGATATGTTGGAGAATATAATGTATGGAACTGTTTCGAGTTTACTGACCGTGCATGATCTTTTACGCAAGCAAAAAAGAAATCAAATATTCAGAGAAGCTGATGTATTTTCTGATAAAACAAAATTAGGAGTCGGTGTTCATTTTAGAGAAACTGATCCAGAAGCAAGTAGACTTATTAAAAATGGATCTGGTTTCTTTTTTCTTCCATCGACACCGTATACTGCCTATACAGATAGTAATCCAATTATCGATAATACACAAGTAGAAAAAACATTTTTGCCAAGAAATTATCATATCAACAGTATATTGACTCAGAAAATAGTTATTGATATTTTTGGCGATAATAGAAAACGAGTTGGGCAAGTTATTAAGATATTTGTTCCTAAAATTTCAGCAGATGGGCATCTTCAAGACGATAAAGCAGATGAAAATTTAAGTGGAAATTTTTTAATTACTGCTGTAAAGCACACACTCAATACTGTGTATTCTTGTACTTTGGAACTTTCGAGAAATTGTATGGGGGTAGAATGAATAATTTTCTTGGACAATATGGATTTATTT